ATATTGTAATCTTTTTGCATTACCTGCTTTATATAGAATCTTATATGCTACAGGGATTAGAATCGGGGAAGCCATATCCCTTAGGTATTGATGGCTTAGTATAATTCATTGATTAATAAGTATTTAGTTATAATTAAAATATGTTTGCTGAAAATTTGCAGTTATCTAAACCCCGTTTATATATTCATTTATAGCCGATATTGTTTCTTCATCAGTCCGTTTACGATTAACGGTGAAGCCAGTAGGAACAAATTTGCGCCCATACTTTTCAACCAGCCAGCGGACATAATATGCGGTTGCCCTACTAACCGCTTTTTCATTTTCTGGCAGCAGTGCTTTAATGCGCCCCTGTAGCTTATTGTTTTCTTTTCTTATATAGCCTACACATGGAACCGGGTGCATATTGCACCATTCTCTAAATTCTTTTGCTTCATCCTTTGGAATGTAACCTAACAGCATACCGTCTTTTTTATAGACACCCACCGCATTTTTATCGTACTTATTGTTTTGCTGCGGTATAGCAAAGCCAAGAAAACCACCAATATCAAACCCTGTACACCTATAATTAATGCCTGCTATATAGGTACTATATTCATCTGGCATATCCGCATCAGTACCAAGATATGTTATTTGTGTGCGCATAATTTTAGTACGTTTTCTTACTTCTTTAACCAGCCACACTAAAACAATTACGCCGAGTATTATTAAGATTGCTTGCATAGCACACTATTTTATTTTGATTGCATTTCATCTAAAATACCATCGCCGTTTGCATCCAGCACACGGTTATCTAACTTAAATTGAATAGGGGCATTTTCAAAGGCTAAATGTGTTTCGCCATTTCCTGTTACACTTAATCCACCATTCAAAACTGCATTAAAAGTGGTACTACTTTCAAATTCTGCCGTTATGGTTAATTCATCCACCCGGTACACATAATTAGGATAATCACCAGACGTACTAACATCGCGCCAGCTACTTAACACTTCGCCCGAAATAAACGGCGCAAAACAAATGCACTTTCCATTTTCTAATACCATACAGGCTAAAAAGTTTGTAGTTTCTGCGACATACTGACCGTCTGCCGGTGTGGTATCTGTTGCCATATCGTCTTTGGAGCATGAACACAAAGCGATTACAGCCAAAACAAATAGTGCTATCTTTTTCATTTTTTCAGTATTTCTATTAAGTCCGTTATCTGTTTGTCGCGTGCTGCTATCTGCTTATCTTTTTCCTCTAATTGAGCAAGTAGTTTTATTATAACGGCACTATCATTAACTTGACTGGCTATATTGCTGTTTGTGTTATTTTGGGCTACTGATATATTCTTATCTTGTGGAGCGTCCACAAGCATATCACCTGCACCTGTTATTAGCCAGTCCAGATTTATTTTTGGTGACGATATTTCGGCTATTTTGCGTATTACTTCATAGCCGGGTGCAACTTCTTTTTCGCCTATGATGCTGTTTATTGTCGTGCGGCTAATAAATGTGGCTTTAGCCATAGCAGTTATATTGCCGCCGTACAGCTTTTCAGCAATCATTCTAAATCTTTCATTTACAGTTGTGTACATTCTTAATAACTGTTAATAATAAAACTTTTGACGAAATTTCGTCACTTTTATTTGGTGATGACGAAAAATCGCCTTACTTTTGCACCAACGAACAAATAAACAAAGACGTCAGCGCATAGAAAGGGCTGCCGACCTAACAGGCCAGCTACCAAACCAATATAACGCCTACAAAGTTAGGCAGTTTTTTCTATTGCACCAACAAACGAACAAAATTTTTTAACCGAAAGCGTAAAAAAGATGGAACAAAAGAAAGAAAAGATTACCCGCGACTGCCTACGAGCCATGAAAATAGGCGACACAGTGGTAGTGGAGTGCAAAGACGGCTACGATTTGGATAGCCAGAAAAACACCGCCTATGCGATGCAGAAAATGGAAAACTGCCGGTTTGCTTGCAAATCGGACGGACTGACACTAACAGTAACAAAACATGGTATCAGTTAGGCCTGTGTGCGACCCGGATAGACGCTACAGCCAAAAGGAGGCGGCAGAACTGCTGGGCGTGGAACGCCACACAGTCAGACGCTGGGAAGTTGAGGGCTGGATACGCTTCTGTGTACGCAAAGCCGGGCGAGCGAAGTTTACCACGGGCAGACAGATTATCAAGTGCTGGGAAACCACCTATTTATAACAATTCAAATTTACAAAATATGAAACGGACATTTTACTATACAGCGCTTTTCGCGCTGGGTATCATAGCCACTTTGGGCATTTTTTCAAAGCCGGACACGGCGTTAGATAACGTGCGATGGTTTACGGTCTTTTTCGTAACAAAGGCCGTGGGATTTGCCGCAGGGTATGCAGCATACCGCCTACTGGTGCGCTGGGAAAAGCAGGGTAAAATACAAGTGTTAGACGATGACAAAATTTAATCACCAATAAATCAAATTTGTTATGCAACCAATTCAGATTAACGTACAGGTTAATGTCGGCTTAAACGCCGAACTGTACACGCTGTTATCAGCAGTGTTAAACCGTCCGGCGCAGGTGGCAGAACTGCCAGCCGCACCGAAGCCGAACAAACCGACAAAGTCACAGCCGAAGCCGGAGGTAGCCAACAAGCCGACCGAGGACAAAGCCGAAACCGATAAGGACGCGCCCGAACCTCAACCGACCACAGAGCCGGAGCCAGAACAGCAGCCCAAGCCGCAGGAAGCAGCCAACCCCGAACCCACACAAACCGAACAGGCAGGGCAAAAGGAGTACACGGAAGTAGATGTGCGTGCGGCTATGGATAGGACACGCAGACGCATAGAGGGTGAGAACTACAAGGAAAAGACCGACAGCGAGGGTTACAAGCGGTGGCATAGGACACTGACCGGGTGGTTTAAGAATACAGCCGCCATGTTTGGCGCAGAGAAGCCCAGCGCATTGCCAGACAGCGAGAGCCGCGCCAAGTTTATAGCGTGCTGCGATGCGGTGACTGTGAAGAATGACGAGTTAGTAGAAGATTGTCCGTTTTGACCTATGGGAAAGCACGCATTATTAAGTCCGTCCGCAGCGCACAGATGGATTAACTGTACAGCCGCACCGAGGCTGGAGGCAAACGAGCCGGACAGCGGCAGCAGCTATGCCGCCGAGGGTACATTAGCACACGCCTACTGCGCTATGAAACTGAAAGAGTTTTTAGGCTACGACATTTCAGACGAGGTGGCAGAGATTAACGAGCTTAACGAGGAATACCACACGGGCGAAATGGACGAGTACACCGACACGTACAAAACTATCGTGCTGGAGAAGTACAACGCTGCACGTGCCACTGTGGAGGATGCGCAGCTGCTTATCGAAACACGGCTGGATTTCAGCAACTACATCCCGGACGCTTTCGGAACGGCAGACGCTATTATTATCGCTGACGGCACGATGGAGGTTATAGACTTCAAGTATGGCAAGGGCGTGAAAGTGTCCGCATACCATAACCCACAGATGATGATATACGCGCTGGGCGCATACGACCGGTTTAACTTCGAGTACAAGATAGACCGTGTGCGCATGACTATCGTACAGCCGCGTATCGACAACCTAAGCGAGTTTGAGTTATCCGTATCTGATTTGCTGGCATGGGTGGATGAAACACTGGTGCCGAAAGCACAGGAAGCCTATGAGGGAAACGGGCAGCAGAACCCCGGCGAGTGGTGCCAGTTCTGCAAGGTGAAAAGCAAATGCCGTGCGCTGACCAAAGTCTGCACGGATGCAGTCGCCAACGACCCGAAACTGATAAGCACCGATGAGCTTGCCAAAGACGTACTGCCTTTGCTGGCTACGGTTAAGACATGGTTAGCAGGCGTGGAAGATTACGCGCTACAGCAGGCATTAAGCGGCGTACAGTTGCCCGGCTGGAAAATCGTAGAGGGGCGAAGCATACGGAAGATAACCAACCAAGACGCAGCAGCCGTAGCACTGAACAAAGCAGGCTACAAGACCACCGAGATATACAAGCCGCAGGAACTGCGCACCATTACCGAGCTGGAGAAACTGGTAGGTAAGAAACAGTTTGCCGCTATCTGTAGCGAGTATATCGAGAAGCCGCAGGGCAAACCGACACTGGCACCTGAAAGTGACAAACGACCAGCCATAAACCCAGCCACAGACGATTTTAAGGACATTAATTTTTAGCTATGCAGACACTATTTGATTTCGTTATGCAGCACCCGTTTTGGGCTTTGTATCTGGCTATCCTGTTTGGCATAGCGATACACGGATTTAGAGCTGAAAAGAAGTAGACGGCCCGGCGTTTTCCGGGAACTATTAAATAATTCTGAATTATGACAAACGTAGAAAAAGTAACTGAGAAACTGAACGAATTAACAAAAGCCATTAAAGAGTTAGGCGGCTGTGTACTTATTATTGGAAATGTACCAAATGAGGCTAACAAAAATGAAAGTTGCATTATCGGCTGTATAGCTGGTAAGCAGACCGATATAATGGAAAGCGTTGCCCGCGTGTATGGAAACAGTGAAGAAGTACGGGATATTATTAAAACCGGCTGCGCACTGACAAGCCTACTAAAACTAACCGGTAACCTAAAAGCCGATAAAGTGGAAGAAACACGAAACTAAGAAATTAACCAATAAAAATTTATAAGTATGATTACACCAATAGTAAAAGACACAAAGGTAGTGTTCGGCCCGTGCCGATTGAGTTACACACACGTATTCAGCAAGTATGCGCCGGATGGCGATACCGCTAACAGCAAGTACATGACAAATGTACTTATACCGAAAGAGGAAAAGGAAACCATAGCCGCGCTACAGCAGGCTATAGAGGCAGCAAAGAAAGCCGCCATAGTGTCGAAGTGGAGCGGCAAAGAGCCTAAGAAGCTGGATATGCCGCTGCACGATGGCGACACGGACAAAGAGGATGACACCTACGCAGGGCATCTGTACGTCAACGCCAAGAGCAACACGCGCCCCGGTATCGTGGATAAGAACAAAGCCCCGATAGTGGACGAGGACGATATTTATAGCGGCGTATGGGCTATAATGTCTGTGACATTTTACGGCTACGACAAGAACGGTAAAAGGGGCGTAGCGTGCGGCCTCAACAACATTATGAAGTACAAAGACGATGAGCGTCTGGGCGGCAGGGCTTCGGCTGAAAGCGACTTTGCCGATTTGGATATGGAAGATGACGAAGATTTATAAACTGGCATGACCCACCCCGGCGGTAAGGATTAAAGGCCACGGAGCCGCCGGGGTTTTCCAAAAAAGAAACAAGATGTACGATTTACTTTTTAACATAGCAGAACGATGTCACACCGCAGCCACAAGGCGCGGCAAAGACACCACAGGCGTAGGCTGTATCAAGTCTTTGCGCATAGAGTTGGGCGAATACTGGAAAGCCGCCGACAGAAGCGCAGAAACACCCGAATTTGACGAGATAATAGAAAAGACGGGCAAACTATCGGATGAAGATTTTACGGCTTACTACGAGGCTAATTTGCACAATACGGCGGCAGACGAACTGGCCGACATTCTTATAGTGGCCGCTACGTGGCTATGGGAAGCCAAAGCGGAAGCAGGCGGCGACTTCAAGCCGGAGCGGTCTATAGATGTAATGCTGCTATCCGGGGCCGTGCAGTTTGTCTGCGGACGCATGGAAGACCGGCACGACATAGAGCGTCTGCGCAAAATGGTTAATCTGAAAATGCGGTTTAACGAGTTGAGAAAGGATTAGCCGGATGCGCGAGATAGGGATAGACATAGAAACCTACAGCAGCCACGACCTTACAAAGTGCGGCGTTTACCGCTATGTGGAGGCCCCAGACTTCGCTATACTACTGTTTGGCTACTGCGTGGATGGTGGCCCGGTATCGTGCGTAGATTTGGCGCAGGGCGAACAAATACCAGCCGATGTGTTTGCAGCACTGACCAACCCGGCAGTAGTTAAGACAGCATTTAATGCGGCTTTCGAGCGCGTCTGCATAGGCAGGTACTTTTTCGGCAAACCGTTAGACCCTGCACAGTGGAAATGTACGATGGTACGTGCTGCACGTATGGGTCTGCCGTTATCGCTGGAGCAATGCGGCGAAGTGTTGAGGCTGGAAAACGGAAAGATGAAAGAGGGCAAAACGCTTATACGCTATTTTTCTACACCGACCAAAGGCAAACGACACCTACCGAGTGATGCGCCGGATAGATGGGCTGTTTTCAAACAGTACAATATCCGCGATGTCGAGGTAGAGCAGCAGATTTTGGCGAAAGTGCGCAGGCTGGAGCCAGCCGCATTTGACGAAAGGCTGTACACGGTTGACCAGATTATTAACGACCGGGGCGTGCTGCTGGATAGGCAGCTGGCAGAAAATGCCACACGCTTTGATGACGAGTACAAATCACAACTGTTGGAAGAAGCCAAAACCCTAACCGGTCTGGAAAACCCGAATAGCCCGGCGCAAATAAAAGGCTGGCTGCACAAGGCTACAGGTATGTCCGTTGATAGCCTCAACAAAAAAAATCTGGACGATTTAGAAAAACAGCTTATCTACTGGCCAAAAGCGCAGAAAGTGTTAGGCATACGGCGCGAAATGGGAAAGACCTCAACGAAGAAATACAGTGCCATGCTGGAATGTGTCTGCGACGATGGACGCATACACGGTCTGTTGCAATTTTGCGGCGCGGCCCGTACTGGGCGATGGGCTGGCAGACTGGTGCAGGTGCAGAACCTACCGCAGAACCATTTGCCCGATTTGGACTACGCACGCAGTTTGGTTAAGGCAGGCGATTTGGACGATTTCGAGCTGAACTATGAAAACCCTACTTATGTGCTATCAGAACTAATACGCACGGCGTTTGTCGCCAAGCCCGGCTGCACTTTCCATGTCTGCGACTTTTCAGCCATAGAAGCGCGTGTAATAGCGTGGCTGGCTGGCGAGCAGTGGGTTTTGGATGTTTTCCGCGCAGGTGGCGATATATACTGTGCTACTGCCGGGCAGATGTTTCACTGCAAGGTAGAGAAGCACGGCGAAAATGCGGAACTGCGGCAAAAGGGAAAAATAGCCGTGCTTGCGCTGGGATATGGCGGCGGCGTTAATGCGCTGGAAAATATGGGCGGCAGCCGCATAGGATTAAGCCAGACGGAAGAAAAGGACATAGTAGTACGCTGGCGGTCTGCGAACCAACGTATAGTAAAGTTCTGGGCTATCATTGAAACCGCAGCCGTAAGAGCCATAAAGACCGGGGAGCGTATCACCATTAACAGGGGTATAGTCGTATCGTACCGATGGGGTATGCTGCTGATAACCCTACCGTCCGGGCGCACTATCTGTTACCCACGTGCCAGTATCGGCATGGAAAGTAACGATGGCTGGAGAGGCGACCACGAGATTATCGAGTACGAGGGGCTGAACCAGACTACGAAGAAGTGGGAAAAGATACGCACCTACGGCGGCAAGCTGACCGAGAACGTAGTACAGGCCATAGCCCGTGACATTCTGGGGCATATCATTTTGCGTGCAGAGGATGCAGGGCTGCACATTGTTTTCCATATCCACGATGAGATAGTAGTAGAGGCCGAACCGGGCCAGACACTACGGAGCGTGGAGGCGATTTTTAGCAAACCTATTGACTGGTGCCGTGACCTACCACTGAAAGGCGCAGGCTACACGACACCTTATTACCTAAAAGACTAAGAATATGACAGACAGAAGATTTTTAAGATTTTACTACGCCGCCATAAAGCGGTACGGTGATAAACGCTGGACTGCGCACCATGATGTAATAGAGTTTAACCCTAACTACACGGTAAGCGTCAGCGGTTGTGAAAAAGGAGATTTCGAGTACAACGGTGATAAACCGTATATCGTGGAACTTTCAAACGGCACTAAGTTTTTGTGCTTTTTCCACAACTTCGGCGATGCGCTGGATGATGAAATACTAAGCGCACACGGCGAAGCGGCTAACACCTATGTAGGCGATGAGTGTGTAAAGAAAGTAGCAAAGAACATTAACAAATTAAATCAGTATTGACATGAACAATTTAAACGATAAACAGAATTTGCGTTATGAGTTGCTGAAAGCGACTAACTACGATGTAGCCAATGCCAAAAAGTGCTACGACTTTGTAGCAGGTGACGAACCACAGAGCCAGCCGATAGCAGGTACTACGGAACTGGCAGACGGTATTTATATAATGTACGGGAAACACGCTGTGCTGTTTACCGGGCAGGAAGTGTCGGCGCAGGGCTGCACCGGCATAGGCGTTAACTTCGGCGGTAAATCACTGGTTTTGGCGACAGAAGATATTAGCGATAATGACATAGAACTGACAACCCAGCAGGGCGGCACACGCTTTATCACCGACTACCACCAAGCCGCAGAGGATATGGACGGCAAAGCCGCCACGGACGATATACGCGACATTCTGAATATGGGTATATCTGATGATGAGTATATACCGAGTTTAGGCGAGCTGTATTTTATTCTGGCGCATTTTACCCAGATTAACGCTGCACTGGAAGCCGTAGGCGGCGAGCCGTTGCATAACGATTGGTACTGGAGCAGTACGCAATACAGCGCGACCGATGCGTGGCTTTTGATCCTCGACAATGGCACCGCGTTCAACGGCACTAAGGCGACGGGCCAGTTCAGGGTTAGGCCCGTTTCAGCATTTTTACCCCTAAACAGTTAATCTTTAGTAGTTAAACTTTAGCCCGGCGAAAGCCGGGCATTAAAATCTATATAAAGATGATTGTACTAAGTTTATTTGACGGCATGAGCTGCGGACAAATAGCACTACGGCAGCTGGGCATTAAGGTGGATAAATACTATGCCAGCGAAGTAGATAAGTTTGCCACAGCTCAAACCATGCTAAACTTTCCGGACACGATACAGTTAGGCGATGTGTGCAACATAGACGCACAGCACATAAGGGTTAGGCGGCTGACCCCTACCGAGTGCGCACGGCTACAGACTGTGCCGGAATGGTACAAATGGGAGTGCAGCAACACCCAGCAGTACAAAATGCTGGGCAACGGCTGGACTATAGAGGTGATAGTACACATCTTATCATTTCCGGACTTACAGGCAAAGCCGGAGGCAGAGAGCAAGACGAAAAACTGCGGTAACTGCCTGCTTTGTATACATACTAATTTAGGCAGTGAGTGCAGCCTAACTGACAACGCAGTGGACGATGCGCAGGACGGCTGTATAGACTATATCCCGGAGGACTGAACTATGAACGATAACGAGAATTTAAGCAGCATACCGGCACAGATAACGTCCGAGCAGCTGCACAGGTTGTATGACCGTCTGGATGATGAGACCACACCCTACGCATTGAGAGTAGGCAAAGGCGAAAACCATTTGAAAGCGATAACGATATACTGCGATGGCAAAGACGTGGATTATTTCACTAACATTTTGAAAAATGAAATTTAAGCTGAAATATGATTTTACGGTAGATTTGGCTACGGCCCACACGCGCACATCTAAGAAGTGGCGTAACCGGCACTGGCAATGGAGCGAGCTATTAGAGCGATGCAGCGAAACAAAGCGCACCGGCGAAACGGCAGCAGAGTACGCACGCATGAGCCGTGAGGAACAAAGCAACATTAAGGACGTGGGCGGCTTTGTCGGCGGCTATCTAAGCGGCGGCATACGGAAGAACACAAACGTACTGTACCGCAGTGTAGCCACACTGGATATAGACTACGGCACGGTGAACGTCTGGGATGATTTCACTATGGCTTTCAACTTCGCGGCCATGCTGTACAGCACGCACAAGCACAGCAAGGAAACACCGCGCTACCGTCTGGTATTTCCGTTGAGCCGACAGGTAACGCCAGCCGAATACCAGCCTATTTGCCGGAAAATTGCAGCCGAGCTGGGTATAGACCTTTTCGATGATACCACCTACGAACTGCCGAGGCTTTTCTACTGGCCCAGCACCTCAAAGGACGCGGACTATGTGTTTGAGTGGCAGGACGGCCCGGCGTGCAACGTTGACAAGATACTGGCGCAATACGTTGACCCGTTCGATGTGAGCGCGTGGCCGATGTCAAGCCGTGAGAACACGGTAATAGCGCACGAGATTAAAAAGGCCGGCGACCCCACCGAGAAGCAGGGCATAATCGGCGCGTTTTGTCGGGCGTACACCATAGAGGATGTGATAGAGCGGTTTTTAGGCGACTACTACGAGCCTACAGGCACGCCGGGGCGGTACACCTACAAGATGGGCAGCGTGGCTGGCGGTCTGGTGTGCTACGAACACAAGTTTGCATACAGCCACCATGAAACCGACCCGTCAAGCCGACAGCTGTGCAACGCTTTCGACCTGTGCCGCATACACCTGTACGGTGTCAAGGATGAGGGGAGCCGAGCAACGGACGTAACGCGCAAACCGTCTTATGCGGAAATGCAGGAATTTGCCAGCAAAGACAAAAACGTAAAGCTGCTGATGGCGAGGGAGCGCAGCGCGTCCGTGGCTGACGATTTCGGCAGCGTGGAAGTGCCGGACGATTACAGCGATGAGTGGAAAGCCGATTTGGAGTACACAAAATCCGGCAAGCTGCTGGGGAACATTCAAAATATAATACTGATACTGGAAAACGACCCTGCACTGAAAGGGCATATTATCCACGATGAGTTTACAGGCTTTGACGCTGTGGTGGGCGGTCTGCCGTGGAACAAATCGGCAAGGAACTGGAGCGATCGGGACGATGCGAATTTGCGCGTATGGCTGGAAAGAAACTACGACATAACGGGGAAAGACAAAATCTATGACGCAACGACAGCCGTACTGACACGGCACAGCTACCACCCTATCAAAGACTATCTGAACGGCTTAAAATGGGATGGCACGCCACGGCTGGAGCGACTTATTATTGATTATATCGGCGCGGAAGATACGGAGCTAAACCGGGCAATGACGCGCAAGCATTTCACGGCTGCGGTTACACGCATATTCCAGCCGGGCTGCAAATATGACTACTGTTTAATCCTCACAGGCCCGGAGGGTGCCGGAAAATCTACGCTGCTGGGCAAGATGGGCGGCAGCTGGTTTAACGACAGTATAACCACGACCGAGGGCAAAGAGGGCATGGACCAGCTACGCGGTGCGTGGGTCATCGAGATGGGCGAACTTGCCAGTATCAAGCGCAGCGATGTAGAAAGCGTGAAAGCCTACCTATCCAAGCGCATAGACATATACCGGGCCGCATACGACAGGCGCAAGGCCGAGCATCCGAGGCAGTGCGTTTTCTGCGGCACTACTAATGAAGCCCTGTTTTTGAAAGGCGACAACGGGAACCGGCGTTTTTGGGTTATCGCAGTTGACCCTGCACTGCGGAAGCACAAGGACTGGCAGGAAGCGTTAGACCATGACCGCGACCAGCTTTGGGCGGAAGCTGTGGAGTATTACAGGCGCGGTGAAAAACTGTATTTAGATGACCGGTTAGAAGCAGAGGCAAGGCAGAGGCAGGAAGCATATAACGATGACAGCGACGACCCTATGGTGGCTATGCTGTACAAGTTTCTAGATATGAAACTGCCTGCTGACTGGCCCACACGCGACATAGCGGACAGGCGCAGGTACATACGCACGCCAGACCCACTGCAAGCCGAGGGCGTGGAGGTGCGCACCAGAGTTTGCGCAGCCGAATTTGTCTGCGAGCAGCTGGGGCGCGATATGGCAGACAAGGAATTTAAGTACCTGACACGGAAAGTTAGCAAGCTGATAGCGGATATGCCTAATTGGGAGCGATTAAGCACCACTAAGCACGTGGAAAGATGGTATGGTGTACAGCGTGGATTTCGCCGGATTGACACGGTAAACGATGATGAAGATATATAAACAGGGTAAACGGAAAACGGCGATGGAGAGAAAAAACGAAAAAGCAGGTGCAGTAAACGTGAAATTACCGTTTACCGAATTGTTTACCTACTTTCGTTTACCACTAAAATACATTATATCAGTTACTTAAAATATAAGTAAACGAAGTAAACAATAAAAGTAGTAGTAAGATATAATTAATGTGATTTATAGAGTTATACCCACTTATACGCATAAAAACGCATATCTGTATGCGCGTAAGGGATATTATAGGAAAATACAAAAATAGCGTTTACATGAAAAAGAACATAGCAAACATAGTCAAGCACGCCGATGTATCGGAAAAGATGATAGAACGCTACCTGTGCGACAGCGTAAAACAAATGGGTGGTGTGTGCCTAAAGTACAGTAACGCTGGCATGGTGGGCTATCCAGACCGCATTTGCCTGTTATCCGGCGGCGTGGTTTTCTGGGTGGAACTGAAAAGCAAGGATGGCAGGCTGAATGAGGTGCAAAAGATACGCATACGCCAACTGCGCAGCATGGGCCACACGGTTAATGTGTGCCGGAGCAAAGAGGATGTGGACAAAGTGTTAGAACCCTATAAATGCCGTGACCTATGAAAATCAAATGCGACTACTGCGGAAAGGAATTTAACCGCACGCCAAGCAGCATTAAGGCAAAGAACTACTGCTGCAAAGAGTGTAGGCACGCAGACAAGGTGCAGATAGTAAGATGCGACAACTGCGGTAAAGAGTTTGAAAAGTGGAAAGCCGATGTTTTAGAACACAACTTTTGCAGTCGTGAATGTGCTAAGGCTTTCACCGGGCCGCGAATGACAGAGTATAACAGGGAGCATAACCCTACCGCCATGACACCAGAGAGGCGGCAGAAACTTCGGAACTGGCATTTAGGTAGAGGTGAGGGCAAGACCTATACAAAGACCTACGGACGGCATACACACAGGATAGTAGCCGAGCAGATGTTAGGCAGACCGTTAAAACCCGGCGAAGTCGTACACCACATAAACGAGGACAAAAGAGATAACAGACCAGAAAATTTGATGGTTTTTGCCAGTCAAGCGTTACACGCTAAATGGCATGAAACACACGATGGAAACCCAAAAACAAGAAATTTAAGATGATATACAAACCATACGACTATCAAAAGGCAGCGATAAAATGGATTATTGATAAGCCAAAATCAGCCTTATTTCTGGACTGTGGACTGGGCAAGTCGTCAATAACCCTAACCGCCATACAGCAGCTGATAGATGACTGCGAGATTAACCGCGCTTTGGTGGTGGCCCCTAAAAAGGTAGCGGAAACCACATGGACAGAAGAAGCCGAGAAGTGGGAACACCTGCACGCACTTAAAGTGGTTAAGGTTATCGGAACGGAAAAGCAGCGGTGCATGGCACTGGCACAAAAAGCCGATGTGTATGTGACCGGGCGCGATAAATTTGTTTGGCTGGTGGGCAAATATGGCGGCAAACTGCCGTTTGACGCACTGATAATAGATGAACTTACCAGTTTCAAGAGTGCAAAGAGTGAAAGGTTTAAGGCCATGCGCATAGCCGTGCCGAGCGTCAAACGTGTTATCGGTCTGACCGGCACCCCGGCACCAAACGGACTTATAGACCTGTGGGCGCAGATGTACTGCATAGACCAAGGCCAAAGGCTGGGCAAGTCTATCAGCAAATACCGTGAGGCGTATTTTGAAACGCACAAGTGGAATAACATAATAGTCCGCTGTGACGTGAAAAAAGGCTGTGAGGAAATAATAAGGGCGAAGATAGCCGATATATGCCTAAGTATGCAGGCAAAAGACTACCTGCAACTGCCGGACATGATAATGCACACTGCCAAAGTGTATTTAAGTGAAAAGACGATGGCAGCGTACACCAAGTTTGAGAAAGAAAAGGTTTTGGAGTTCACAGCCGAGCATGGGAACGAGCCTGCAAACATTCTGGCTAATTCAGCGGCAGGTCTGATGAACAAACTAAGCCAGTTTGCCAACGGCGCAATATATGACGAAGATATGCAGGTACACAGCATCCATAACGAGAAAATAGACCGTCTGGCAGAGATAGTGGAAGCCGCGAACGGAAATAGTGTGCTGGTGTTCTACCAGTACAAACACGACATACCGCGTATCACATCCCGGCTGAAAGGCTATGAGGTACGGGTATATCAAGGTGAAAAGGATTTGAAAGACTGGAACGCCGGAAAGATAGGCGTACTTTTGGCGCACCCTGCAAGCACGGCGTATGGACTGAATATGCAAGAGGGTGGGCATTACATAGTCTGGTTTGGCACAGGGTGGAATTTGGAACACTACCAGCAGGCTAATGCCAGACTGCACAGGCAGGGGCAGAAATACCCGGTTACAGTCTATAATCTGATATGCGCAGGTACGGTGGACGAACGGGCCAGCGCAGCTTTGGAGGGGAAAAAGGGAGTACAGCAAAGTTTGTTAGACAGCCTCAACTACTTAATACGGAAACACTGTGAGCAATAGGAAGCGTGTAAACATATCGTTAGACCCGGCGACTTATGACAAGCTGCAAAGGGTGAGGCAGAAACACGGGTTTAAGAACCTGTGCGAGCTGGTAGTAGCGTTTGCGCATATACTGTTAGACCGTATGGAAGTGGCGGAGGAAAGGAAGTACGATTTGCCCGAAGATGACGGGCGATATATAGATGCGATGTTTGACGATTTAAGCAACGTACACAGAGTGCCGGACGGAACGGTACCAGTAAGGCACAATAACAAGAAACTTAAATGATAATGGTATATGGCTAAGGACAAGGAATATAACAAGCTGATACATACTACAAGGTGGCTAAAGCTAAGACGTGATGTATTAACCGCACATCCTTTGTGCCAGCGGTGCAAGGATAACGGACTACTGACACCAGCCACAGAGGTACACCACATCCTACCTGTAGAAGAAGCGTTTACACACGCAGAGAGGGTGCAGCGTATGTATGACCCACACAACCTACAGGCACTATGTCACGACTGCCATGTTAAGGTACATACAGAGATGGGCAGGGGTGGCAAGGATGCGACACGAAAGCGCAACGAAAAGCAGGTGCAGAATATTATAAAAAAATTTTTTGGAAGCCCGGACGATTAGGCCGGGGGTGCTTTTTTAAGACGGGGGTAGTGCCGTTAAACCTCGCCCCCACCCTTTTAAGTGTGTGAGAAAATTTTTGAAATTGCGGAACTTTGGACGAAAACGAATAAAAATACAGCAATAATGGCGAAAACTGTTAATGATTACAAAACGGAGATAATAAAGGTGCTGAAAGCCCACAAACTGTACAGCAAAGGTCTGGATATGCAGGTAATATCGCTTGCCAGTGCTTTGCGAAATTTGGAAATGGCAAACGACCAGATAGACACGCTAACCGAAACGACCGTGTGGGAGAAAACCCGGTACGGCGAAAAGCTGGCCCCACATCCTGTTTTCAAGATAGCCAAAGAAGCGCAGGAACTGGTAACGCGCCAGATGAAAGCGTTAGGACTGACGGCAGAGGATTTGGCAGGAGAGGTGGAAGATGACCCACTGGTTAACCTTACCAAGAAATTAGCCAAGAAACGCAAGCAGCCGAAGATTATCAAGCCAGACACCAAAGAATGACAGAGGAAGAAAAGGACAAACTACGGCAAGCGAAAGCGGACGTTACCGACCTGCTGGCAAGTACCGACATAGACCGTTACCGACTAACCGAAGTGGATAGCCGGTTAGACGGCTATGTGCGTGAAGTGGCAGGCAACCCAGACGGGCATAACCTGTATGAGCAGCTGGCGGTGGCGCGGTTTTTCAGACTGTGCGACAAATACGGCATTAACGCTACCGAGGTGTGGCAGTTTTTCGACCTGTACGAAAGTCTGTACTTTCCGGGCAAGGCAGGGCAGCAACGCTACAAGCTGACCCCTGTACAGGCTTTCCAGTTTGCCAGCATATTTGCGTTCTGGCAGGACGGCAAACGTGTGGTGCGTGAAGTGGTGCTGTATGTGCCGCGCAAATTCAGCAAGACAACCAGCACAGCGTCACTGGCTATATACGACCTGCTGTATGGCGATGCAAACGCCGAGAGCTACACCGGTGCGAACAGCAACGACCAAGCGAAAAAATGCTTTGACGTGATACGCGGCTGTATGCGGAAGTTAGACCCGAAAGAACGCAGGTACATAGTGAACGAACAGACCATTAAGAGCCGCAGGAAAGACCGCACGGCATTTGCGCAGTGCCTTACCGCCAACGCCAGAACCAAAGACGGACTGAACGCAAGCACGGTTATTATGGACGAATTTAGCCAAGCGCGCAGCAGTGAACTACTGACAGTGCTAACTACGTCTATGGGTGTGCGTGAAAATCCGCTGACCGTGATAATAACCACCGCGTCTGACGTGTTCGACGGCCCGTTTTATGAAATGCTACAGGGCTATAAATCCGTATTGCTGGGCGAGTATGAAGATGACAGCGTGTTTGTGCATATTTTCGAGCCGGATTTAGACGACCCCGAAGATGCGGAAAGCACGTGGCGCAAAGTACATCCGCATTTGGGTGTGACGGTAAGCATGGATTTCTACAGGCAGGAGTACAAAAACGCGCTGCGTAACGGCAGTGAGGCTATGTTAGCTTTCCGTACCAAGTTGCTAAATTTATATGCCGAGAATGAGCAGCGCAGTTGGATTAGTAGCACACTGGCACGCCACATAAGCAGGCCGATAAACATAGACGGTATTAAAGGACGGCCCGATGCGATGGTAGCGATAGACCTAAGCGAAAGCGATGACTTTAGCGCGGTGACTATGGGTATGTATGACGCTGCGCATAAAAATTTCTTTTTCCACACGTCCTATTTTTTCCCGGCTGGTGCTTTGCCTGGACACCCTAACGAAAAGCTGTATAGGGTGTGGGCAGAAAAAGGCTATCTGATACTTACCGACGGCGATGTGATAGACTACAGGCGCATAGTGGACTATGTACTGTATCTTAACCAGCACGTCCGGGTGCTGGGCATAGGCTACGATCCGTGGAAGTCGCAGGAAGTTATAAATATGCTGGCAGCGTCCGGCGCAGGCAATGTGATTAAGGGAGTGCGGCAGACCTACGGAGTGTTTACCGCGCCGGTAGAAAGTTTTGAGCATGGGGCAAAGACAGGCCATGTTTTCATAAACGACAACCCTATTAACGCCTACTGCTTTGGAAATGCGGTGCTGGATAGTGACAAGCTGGAGAATTGCAAGCCGGTGAAGCGCAAAGCGAACCAGAAAATAGACGGCGTGATAACTATGCTGATGTGTATGCGTCTGTTTATCGACTACGAGCGATAAAAATTTTTCGGGGCTGGTACCAGATACCGACTTTTCCGTGTAGGATAGAAACGTTTTATTTTTGAAATGGGTATTTTTACCAACATACGGAATTTATTTAGGCGCAGCAACACTGACGGAAGCGGCGCAGAACCGGCGCAGACACCACGCACGGGCGGTATTCCTTTGCTTGCATCCGATACCGCGCTGAATGTCGCTACGGTTTACCGATGCGTGAACCTGTTAGCGGACAGCGTGGCAAGTCTGCCAGTGCAGTATATGCGCAAAAAGGGTAACATCTTTGTGGAAGACCGCAGCGACCGTATGCACTATCTGTTGAATGTACAGCCGTGCGAATATCTTTCGGCGATAGACTTCTGGCAGATGGTAGTGCGGTATGTCATGCTGCGTGGTAATGCCTATATCGTGCCGGTCTATGACTACAATACTATGGAAGTTGGGCGGCTGGCACTGGTTGACCCGGCGTGCGTGGCGCATGACACGGTAAACGACACCTACACGATTAACGATGTACACGCTGGCATTAGTGGCGTATATGATGAAAGCGAGATACTGCACATTAAAAACTACAGTTACGATGGAAAAACCGGCCTATCTACACTGGGGTTTGCCCGTATAGCATTAAGCATAACCAGCACAGGCGACCAAGAAACGCTAAACAGGTTTGCTAATGGCGGTAATGTCCGGGGCATAGTCAGCAACGATACGAGCGTGCGCGGCTTCGGGGAGTACCAAGACAAGGAACTACAGAAAACGGCTACCGATTTGGATAGCAGGTTTAGGAACGGCGAGCGCATAGTATCACTGCCGGGGCAGGCCAAGTTTAACCCTATATCACTAAGCAGCACTGATATGCAGTTTCTGGAAACACGCAAATTCAGTGTGCGCGAGATATGCCGTTTCTTTGGCGTGCATCCGTCCTTTGTGTTCGATGACACCAGCAATAACTACAAGTCTGCGGAAATGGCTAACGTGGCTTTCCTTACCAACACGCTAAATCCGCTGCTGCGCAAAATCGAAGTGGAGCTGCACAGGAAATTAGTCGCACCGTCTTTGTGCTGCAAACGGAAATTCCAGTTTGACCGGCGCGGTCTGTATGCGTGTGATTTGGATAGCCGCATTAAGTACCAAGCCCAGACGATAGCCGCAGGTCTGTACACTGTAAACGAATGGAGGCAGGAAGAAAATAAACCAGCCGTGGAGGGCGGCGATACCGTTATGGTGTCGGCAAACCTCAAGAGCATAGAGGAACAGACCGCGCAGCCGGAACCACAGGAACCGGCAGAACCCGAACCAGACATTAACCAAGAGCCGGGCGATGAACCGGACGAAAACGGAGATACAAGCAATGGCGAAGAATAAAGACACAGTAGTAAACCGCATACTGCATACCGTTACCGATTTGCGTGTGCGTGAAGCCCCAGAGGGCGGAGCGGCCAGTAGAACCATTACCGGCTATGCTATTTTGTTTGGCGTACCGTCCGAACCGCTGTACGATTATGAGGATGAGGAAGCACGCGAAGTTATTGCGCCGGGCGCAGTGACTAAAGAACTGCTGGACGGATGCGACATAAAGATGACGATGTTTCACGACCGGCAGCTGATTTTGGCACGGAGCAAGAACGGCGCAGGCACACTGACATACGGCGTGGATGACAAAGGCGTGTACTTTGAGTTTGAGGCCCCGAACACTGTAGATGGTGACAAGGCACTGGAACTGGTAAGGCGCGGTGATATATCCGGCTGTAGTTTCGCTTTCAGCACACACTACTATGACAGCGCGTATGTGCAGCGAACCGTACAGCGTGTAGATGGTAAGACTATCATAACATATACGGTTAACGTGATAACCGGCATATATGATTTCACGCTGGCGGCTGACCCTGCATATCCAGATACCAACTGCGAGGCAGAGGCGCGCGAACTGATTAGGGAACTGCGAGAGCCGGAACAGCCAGACACTAAAAAGGAATTGGAAAAGAAAGTGCGTGAGCAAGTACGTGAAATGCGCCGTGCTGCAACGCTATCACTATAACGAATGTTTAACCACTTAAAGTTTAGTTTTTGTATGAAAAAGGAAAAAACGTTAAATGTGCGTGAGTTGGTTAATAAGTATCAGGCCAACTGCGACCGTATCGGTGAAATAGCCGATGCGTGCGAGAAAGAGCAGCGCGAGCGTACAGAAGCGGAAACCGCCGAGTATAACGCGCTACTGCGTGAAAACCAGCTGCTGCAAATGAAGATGCAGGCAGTGGCAGTAGAAAAACTGCGCGAGAACCCCAACACCGTAGAGGAGGCAAACCGCATTATTCGCGAAAATGTAGCGGCAGGCCGTCAGACGCAAATTATGCTGGTGCGTGATTTGGTAATGGTGGCAGATACTACCGCCGGTGGAATTGTGCCTGTTAAGGTGCAGGACATTTTAGACCCGTTGGTAGAGGGGCTGATTTTGGATAAAGTCGGTCTGCCTATGCCTACAGGTCTGGCAGGTGATTACATCTGGCCCACCTACGAAACTGTGGAGGCTACGATACAGGGCGAGGGCGTGGCATTGAGTGACACCAAAATCAAGATGTCGAAACTGACCGCTTCGCCCCAGCGTATCGGTATCGCTATCCCGGTTACACGGCAGGCGATTAACCAGACCGAGGGCGTGGTAGAAATGATTGTTAAGAAGCTGATGCCGCTTTCGGTTACTATGCTGCTTAACAAAATCATGTTTAGCACTACAAAGGTTACGAGTGCTACGACACTGGTAGGCCCGTTCGTGGCTTTGGCAAGCAGCACTATAGAAGTCAGCGAAGAACCCACGTTTAAGGAGTTCAACAAGATTAAGGCAAAGGTATTGGCTACCGGCGTTGACGGTGAACACCTTTGCTGGGTGATGACTAAGGCGCAGAAAGCTATCGCCGAGGCAACACCGAAAGACGCAGGCAGCGGCATTATGGTTTGCGAAAACGACCATATCGCAGGTCTGCCAGTGTTCACTACAAACTATATCGGCGAGGGCTATATAGGTCTGGGCGACTGGCGTTATCAGCCTATGGGTCTGTTTGGCGACATTTCGTTTATCATAGACCCGTACAGCCAAGCACGCAAAGACGCTGTGGACTTTGTGCTGAACGTGAACTATGGCACTACTACGCTGCGTAAAGAAGCCTTTGCACTGGCAAAGGTTAAGACTTCGGCAGGTGTAGGCGGCTAATGAGATTAGGAACATAGGTTTAGTTTTATAAGATTGTTTGATTATGGCTACAGTGGATATAGCACTACTTAAATCGCACGTTCGCGCTGATGACTTTAGCGATGATGACCAGTATTTAGCGCATTTGTTGGATGCGGCAGAACTGTATGTTACCACGGCAACCAACCGCAGCACTGATGAGCTGCTGGCGATGGGTGACGGAGAGCATTTGCCGGCCAATTTGCAGCAGGCGGTCTTACTTATCGCCGGACACTGGTACAACCAGCGCGAAGCCGTTAGCGGCGTGCAGATGGCGGAAGTGCCATATACACTGCAAGCCTTAATTAAACCTTATCGCAAACTGGTAGATGACGTTACGGAATGAGGGCAGGCGCACTGAAATATAAGCTGGAATTACTGGAACCGAAGCGAACCACAGACCGCATGGGTGCTGAAAAGGTGGAATATACCAAGACACGCACCGTATGGGCTGAAAGGGTTAGGGCTACAGGTAGCCGAAGCGAGGAAGCCGGGGAGCATTTTCCAGACTACACCGTAGAATTTAATATACGGGATGCGCACCCGGTGCAGGAAAACTGGAGGGTGCAGCAGTTGGGCGGTTATCTTTATACCGTGACGAACATAGTACCGAATTTGGATAAGGGCTATAAAACCCTGTTATGTGAACGAGTAAACGAATAGTTACCTATGGCACGAAGTGTAGCCTACGATGATAGAAATTTGCAGCAGTTATTTGCTGAACTGGAGCCGAAACGCAGATTACAAGTGATAAAGGGCGGCTTTCGCAGGGAAGCCAACAAGGTACGAAAGACGGCGATAAACAATCTGCGTAACATCGTCCGTTCTAACAAGGATTTGGAAAAAGGCGTGCGCGCGATAGTATTCAAGCGCAAAGCAGGATTTCGGGTTACGGTAGGCACAAAGAAAGCCGGGAAGAATGGCAAGGGGGAAGCAGGATTTCACACGAACCGCCAAGGCCTCAAAAAGCCAGTGTTAATCTGGGTTGAGGATGGAACGCAGGAGCGAAAGACCAAAGGCAACGGCGGCAAACGTGCCGCACGGCGCAGGTCTGCGCACCGTACAGGACGGATGAGGCGTTACGGCTTTATGTCGCAAACGCTGAATGACGTAAGAGATACTGTTACTGCCGACATTCACGACATGGTAACTGATAATGTCTTAAAGATAGCGCAAAAGTATGGGTGTAAGTAAGTCAAGTTTAAGTGCCGGTGAAATTATCCGGGATATACTGGTTAATAACGCAGAAGTGGCCGCACGTGCAAAAAAAGTCTTTCCAGTGGTGGAAGATAGCGCGGAACTGCCATACATAGTGTACAGGCGTACACAACTGGAGCAGGAACCGGCAAAAGGCAGGCGCGGTGCTGACACGGTGGGCATTGAGATACTTTGCTATACGCAGCACTATACGGAGGGCGTGGAACTGGCAGAAGCCGTGCGCGATGCGCTGGATGGAGCGCAGGGCGAGAAAGACGGTTTGGTTATGCGCAGCTGCTATCTGGCAGACAGCGAGGAAGCATGGCAGGATGATGCCTATGTACAGCAATTAGTGTTTAATGTTAAGATGTAAAGAATATGGCAAAAAGCGGATATTGTAACGGTAGCGATATGCTGCTGTATGTAAACGGTAAAGCCGTTGGAAGTTGCACTACGCATACTACCACATTCAACAGCGAAACCAAAGAGCGTGCGGTTAAGCCTGTAGCGTCCGCACCCCTAAGTAGCGGACTGTGGAAGAAGAAAGGCGTAGTAGGTTTGTCGTACTCTATCAGTGCCGAGGGTCTGGTATTCTATGACGAAACGGAATGTGGGTTTAAGACCCTGTTTGCGCTGTGGAAAGCAGGCAAGCCGGTAACGGTTAAGTGCATGGAACGTGATAACAGCGATGAACCCTATCTGGAGGGTGGCTGCGTTATTACTTCGCTGGAGCGCACAGATCCGGCGCAGGATGACAGCACCTATAGTATCAGTTTGGAAAATGACGGTGAGCCTACCACATTGGATGAAAGTGCTATCACCGAAAATGCCGCAGCCGGCGTAGGAGGTTGATAGTATGGCAAAAGTCGAGGTTACGATTAACGGAAAGGCATACCCCTGTAGGCCGACTATGGGGGCTATGCTTCGGTTTAAGAAAGAAACCGGCAAGGAGGTAACGGAGATTACCAACAGCGGTTTAGCCGATTTGTGTACATACCTGTACTGCTGTGTCGCGTCCGCTTCGGCTGCGGACGGCATAGACTTTAAGATGTCGTTAATGGAGTTTGCGGATGCGCTTAACCCAGAGGACATGACCGCATGGGCAAACCAGATGCAGCAGAACAACGGTACGAACGGAGATAATGCAGATGGGTTAGAAAAAAAAAGCTGAAGCCCTACGGCATATTAGATTTATTGGGTATCGCGCTGGGCTGCATACGGCTAAGTTATGACGATTTCTGCAAATTGGATTTTGAAGAATTTGCGGCGGTCTATAAAGCCTATGCAGAGCAGCGCGATACTGATTTTAAGGACAACTGGCAACGGATGCGCTTACTGGCTACCATTGTTATACAGCCGCATTTGGATAAGCGGCACAAGGTAACGCCGGAAAAGTTACTGCCTTTTCCGTGGGATAAGGCGAAAACGAAGAAACAACAGGCCCGGATTACGCCGGATAAACAGCGTGAACGGATGGCCGATTTGGTAAAGAAATTAGGTGACGAACTTATATAACAGCAGCTATGGCAGGCAAAAGCACTATTAGCATAACATTCAAGATAGACGGCGACAGCAAGGAGTTTAAGGAACTGATAACCGATGCGGACGGGCTGAAAAAGGTAATACAGTCCACCATAACGCAGTCAGACAACCTTAAAAAGTCGCTGATAAACTGGAGCCAAGGCGTACAGGCGATTAGTGCCATAACGGACACTATCGGTAATGTTTCGTCTGCTTTGTCGCAGTTTTCAGACCGCATGAGGGGCTTACAGTCGGCTAACATAATGATAACGCAGCTGACCGGGAAAACAGGCGATGAAATGCTGAAACTGCGCAACAACGTACAGGCGGTGGCAGAACATTTTGGCGCAGACTTTAACGAGGTGCTACAGTCCGCAAACAATCTATCCAAAGCCTTTGGTATTAGCATAGAGGACGCCATGAAGTTAGTGCAGGATGGCTTTGTTAGCGGAGCAAACGCAAACGGTGAGTTTCTGGACACGTTAAAAGAATATCCGCGCTATTTCAAGGAAGCCGGGCTATCTGCGGAGGATTTTGTAGCCATTACGACCAACGCAGCCACACAGGGCGTATTTTCCGACAAGGGCGTGGATGTTATCAAGGAGGGTAATTTGCGCATACGCGAAATGACTACAGCCACTGCCGATGCGCTGAATAACATAGGCATATCCGCAGAACAGGTGCAGGCGGATTTGCAAGCCGGAAGCATAACTACATTTGACGTTATGCAGATGGTTGCAGCCAAGCTGAACGAGCTACCGGCAAACAGCGCAGCCGTAGGCACTGCCATAGCGGACATTTTCGGTGGGCCGGGCGAAGACGCAGGACTGGAGTATATAAAGACGCTGGCAAACATACAGCTGAACATGGACGCAGTGAAAGCGGCTACGCAGGGAACGGCAGAACAGCAGGAAAGACAAATACAGGCGCAGGAAAACATAAAGAATGGACTAACCAGCCTTATAGATTTGTCGGCTATCTACACAGATGTAAAGCCCTATGTGGATTTGACGGCACAAATAGGCATGGCGGCTATGGGCATAGGCAGTCTGATTAAGACTGTTAAGGCTATGAATATACAGCAGGCCATATTAAAGACGCGCATAGTGGCCGTGGCTGCTGCGCAGAAAATGGTAACTATCGCTACTACCACATGGACTGCCGTACAAAAGGTGCTTAATCTGGTGCTGACGGCTAACCCTATCGGCTTAATCATTACCGCTATCGGCTTACTGGTAACGGCATTGATACAGGCATACAAGAACTGCGAGGGCTTTAGGAAGATTGTCGATAAGGTCTGGGAGGGCATTAAGCCGCTGGCAAATGCCATTATGAACGGTTTGGCTAAGGCTTTCGAGTGGCTGGTAGAAAAGTGTAAGGAGGCGTGGGAATGGCTTAAAAACATATTGGGTTTGGGCGGCAAGAAAGTGGAGGTGACAGTAGATGTGTTGCGTCCTAAGACCACAGCACCTAAAATAGATTTAAGCGGTGGCAAGACGGACACGGGCAGGTACAATTACACCCCGACTGGTAAGAAAAGCAAGGGCGCAGGAAAAACAGAGCCGGTGTACAATGCCGCAGCGGACAACTTAAAAGAATATAACGAAAATATACAGGCACTTAATAAGGAGTTGCAAACCGCGTCACTTGAAAGAGCAGCTGAAATAAACAAGGAAATAGAACTATGGCAGCAAAAAGTCGATGCGATAGAAAATGCAGGAAAAGCGGTTGAAGATACGACCGAGGATGTAAATAATTTGGCTGGTGCGTATGATAAAAATGCAACGACATTAAAAGGGTTTGAGGCGAATATACAGGCACTTAATAAGGAGCTGCAAACCGCCTCACAGGAAAGAGCAGCTGAAATAAACAAGGAGATAAAGCTGTGGGAACAATACGCCAATAAGATAAAGGAGGCAGGAAAACCGACGGAAGTAAACGAAAGCGCGAACACGCTGGAAGAGATAGGCGATAATATCCAGATACTTAACGACAAACTACAGACTGCCACTATAGATGAAGCCGCCCTGATTAACCGGCAGATAGAGGCATGGAACGAAAAAGCCGATGCGATTAGGAACGCAGGAAAGGAAGCCGAAAAAACGGCTGTTAGTACAAGCAAGGCTTTGCAGGACGGCTGGGGCGGCATTAAGAGTATCGGCAGCAGCATAGAGGGAATAACCGATGCACTGAAAGGTAACGGCAACGCATGGCAACTGGTAACAGGCATTGTGGACGGCTTTATAGGGCTGTACAATGGCATACAAACAGTAGTTGGTATTATTGGGTTATTGACGGGTGCCAGTGCCTCGCACGCAGCTACAAAAGGTGTAGAGGCTGTGGCAGAAACTACAGCGTCAACGGCACGCGCAACGGCTGCGGCTACTGATGCGACTTCATCTGCGACTGTTATAGTAGCTAACAAATTAGAGGCTGCGAGCTGGAAAGAATTAGCAGCCGCAAAGTACATGGCCGCACACGCTTCGATACCGTTTGTCGGTTTTGGCATAGGTGCCGGTTTTGTTGCGTCCATGTTAGCTGTAGTGGCGGCGGCTGGTGTTCCTATGCTGGCAGAGGGTGGTATAGCGTCCGGCCCCACGCTGGCTATGGTTGGCGAATATGCAGGGGCAAGCGGAAACCCGGAAGTTATCGCACCGCTGGATAAGTTACGCGGTATGCTAAAAGAACCGGCAGGCATTGACTTCGGCAGGGTTGAGTTTAAGATTAAAGGGCGCACGCTGGTAGGTATTCTGAATAAGGAAAACGAAATTATTAAGCGTAACTAACATGAAGCATTTACGATATATGGGTGAATTTGTCAGCGTGGCAAGTGTAATTTGGCGCGTTGAAATTTTGCAGGAAGCAGATGCGGCATTTGATACCATAGGAAGTTTGGAATTTCCGGCAGATGAGCCGCTGGTTATCGAATGGGGCAATAAGAGTAAAGAGGAGGTTATTTGTAGCAGTGTGGCAACGCTTAAAATAATCAGCCCCGGCGACCGAACCTATGAAGATTTGTACAGCATAGAAGTGGGGCGCGTAAGACTGGATATTTACCGTAACAATTCGCTGTACTGGAGTGGCTGCATAGATACGGAGTTTTACGAAGAACCGTATGAAATGCTAAATGGCTATGAAGTCAGTTTGACTTTTAGCGACTTTGGCGTGTTGGATAGGTTAAAGTATGATTTGGCCGATATGCGAACACTTTATGAGATTGTTAACTACTGTGCCGGCCGATGTGGTATAAACTGTGGTGGCATAGACGATACTCTGATTAGTACGCAGCTAACAGCGTCTGGCAGCGCATTAAGCCTAAAGTCTTTGCAGGTAAGAAGTGATAATTTTTATGACGAGGACGGCGAAGCATCAACACTGGCAGAAGTTATCGAGGGCGTTTTGCAGCCGTTGGCATTGCGTATGATACAACGCTGCGGAAAGATATATGTCTATGACCTCAACGGCTTATACAGCAAGGCTGATGTAAAGCAGATAGTCTGGGATGGCGACAGTCAGACTATGGGTGTGGATAAGGTGTATAACAATGCAAAAATAACGTGGAGTACCTACGCGCAAAGTGGAAACCTTTTGCCGGATAAATGCTGGCCGGAAAGTATAGAAACCGATGCGTCACTAATGGCACTTAATAATCTGGCAGGCGGTAACAAAAACGGGGCAAACTATTTTTCATATTATTATGGTACAGTATTGGATGATTGGATAGACGCTACAGACTGCGGATTTACTATATGGACTGCCACTGAGGGAAACACCGCAGAGTTAGGCGAGAATGTACGCTTTTTTAAGATAGTACCGCAGTATGATGGAACGGAAAGCGAAGGTATCGCGATTTATTGGAAGTCTGTACAGGGAATAAAGCAGAGCTGGGGAAGTGGTTGGAGTGCCTTTTTTAAGAGCAAGGGAAATGGTAACGGAAATATCCCCGGTACTTCTATTGACAGCATAGGCCCTGCACTTTTCAAGACAAGTAAAGTATGGCTGCCACCGGTAGCTGCGTCTAAAGATCTAATAGTGCGTATCGCCATAGATTTGCTGTTAGACCCACGGTTTAACCCGTTTGAAACCGCAGCAAATCTGATGAAAGGTGCCGAGCAAAAAGACTGGTACGATCTGTTTAACACCTATGGGAATTTTATATATGTGCCGGTTACGATTAAGTTTCAGCCGGACGGAAGCGATACGATATATGTATGGACTAACAGAAGCATAGTAAAACAGAGTATAAGCAACCCTGTAACAACACTTAACGGGACGTATGGCAGCTGGGTAACATATACAAATGACAGTAGTCCTAATGATTGGGGGTATCTGTGCTATTACGATGCAAAAGACCATGTAGACACCAGCGGCGTATTAGGATGGAAAAAGAACAGACCGGCTATAAATCCACATAAAAACCAGTTAATATCCGTGATGGAAAATGCCGAGGCTGGGCAGTACATACCATATCCGAACTACGGAGGACGTGGCGGTAAGTTATGGGTAGAAGTACGCGGCCCCGGTTGGTATATTGTGAATGAGGGAACGGATTTAGCGAATAGTGAAAATGGGCCAAAGGGGTTGTGGAATAAGGTAAGCTGGGTTTTGATGAAAATCCCGGAAATAGAGATTATGAACAATACGCAGTTTGACCAAACCATAAGCACCGATGATGTAGAATATAATGCGGAGATAAATAGTGCGGCTAAGGAGGCTATAGAGATAGACACTATTTGCGGTACGAGCGCGGAGGGTGTGCCGACTGCAAGAGGGGCATATTTTGACGCTTCTACATGGAAGCAGATTAAGGAGCTGACACGAGCAGGGCGGACAACGCAGGTAGAAGATTTGTTAATAGGCACGTTATATAGTCAGTTTGGGCAACGCCGCACGACATTAAGCGGCGAAGCACAGATAACGCACGACCCTATAGCCACATACAAAGAAGATAATCAAGGTGACAAAAAGTTTATACTTGTGGAAGATGTGCAGGATGTGATTAAGGACACCAGCGACACTACATTTATAGAACTAAGACCAGATGAATATACCCGTAATGATTAGAGGCTATGACAGTATATGAATATAAACTAAAAACATATAAGCGCGGCGCACGTCCGCGCAGTGAACGTCTGCGAGAGTTAGGAGGCGAAAGCACAGGTAGCGGTGGCAGCACTGTTGTAAGCGTTGGCGGTGGTGGCAATGTGGTTAGCGCGACAGACCACACACACGCAAACAAGAATGATTTGGATAAGATTACAACGGATGCTAACGGTTATTTGTATTTAACGCAAAACAAAGAAACACAAGACGATGAGGGTAACGACATTATCGAGCGAGTAACCGAAAAAGTAAAGGCTGGTTTTGCAGACATGGCTTATGACTTAACGGAAGACAGTCCGGTTAGGAAGCAGTTTTTGTCACGTCTGGCAGACGATGTAGCCAAAGGTAATTTGACCTTTGAAAAAATGCTTACCGTGCTGGGGTTGTCCTTATTCAAAGGCGGTGCGCAGTTTGGCGAGTTTATTAAATCCCTGTACGCAGGAAAGGGCGCAGGCATAGACGAATTAGGGAACGCCGAATTTGAAAGCGTCCGGGTACGCAGCTACTTTGAGTGCATGGAGCTGATAATAAACCGCCTATCAGCCATAGAGGGCGACCAGATACTGACGGAAGCCGATACCATAGAGAGCGTGGACGATTTGGGCGATAATTGCTACGGCTTGCATCTGCGCAGTAAATGGGAGGGCTATTTTACGGCGCAGTATCCTAATAATGTGCTAAAAGGTATCATTAACACGCTGGCTACTGGAAGTGGCGTATATTACACCAGTTGGATGCGTGTAAACAGTGTGAATACTGCTAACAACTATATCGAGGTGACGTTATACCCGGATAGCGAAGTACCGGCAGGAACGAATTACCCACCGTGCGAAATGATGAAGATAGCCCGGTGGGGAAACCAGACCGACACAAAACGGCAGAGCTGCATATACCTATCCAGCACCGAGGGGCGTATAGTACGGCTTACCGGGGTAACAAAGCCTATCATAGACACGGCAAACTACGGTGCTACTTTCGGCACATTGCCGGAGTTCCTGTTAGCGATGGACTTGCCTATTATCGAGGGGCAGGACTATGTGTATGCGCGTGGGCTGGTAGTGCAGGACATTATACGCATAGACTATCAAGGCCAGCCGGTATGCGAGATAATAGACCGGGGCCAGTGGAGCGAAGATGCGGACTACTACTGCAAGGCATTGAACCCCACTACCGGGCAGTACGAGATTTCGGACGTGTGGTATATGGGGTGTAAGTACCGATGCGCCAAGACCGGCACAAAGACGGCCCCGGCATGGAATAACACCGACTGGGCGATGATAGAGGGCAACCCGGAGTTTACCGTAGAGTTTGCCGATACGGACTACATATTTGACCCCGATAGGTTTGCGCTGACACTTACCATCATAGCCAAGCTGTATAACATTGACATAACCGATGACATACTGGATGCAGATGTGCAGTGGACACGGTATAGCGAGGATGCAGACGGGAACGAGCGTATAGCGTCCGATACGGCATGGGCGTTAAAACGAGCCAACGAGGGCAAGTCTATAGACCTTACAGTAGCCGACTGCGATTTTAACGGATATATCCCTAAAACGCTAAAATTCATAGCTACTGTAACGCTGCGTGACGGTATGGGTAACGAAGCTGGTACCGAAAGCGCAGTTTTCCAGTATTAGTAGAAAGGTATGCGATATGAAAAAGATTATAGACTATTTCGGAGCAGACGGTTTGCTGCACATTATCTGCTGCATGGTGATTATGCAGGTGTTAGGTAACTTTTTGCCTTTGTGGGCGGCGGTTTTGATTACTGCCGCTATCGGTTTGGGCAAAGAATATATCTGGGATAAGCGACTGAAAAAAGGCACGTTTGACAAACGCGACCTGCTGGCAGATTACGTAGGTATTATTTTAGGACTTATTTAACTGCGGATGGCATGAAAACAAGAAGATTTGATTTTAACTGGAAGCCGCTACAACTGCAAATATCATTTGCTGTAGTTGGAAGCGTGCCGGACAAACAGAACTATAGTACCGACACGCAGGAGTACACGCCGGACTATACGCTGACACCGTTAATAATTCAGCCTGTAGTATCAGTGTTGGATAAAGACGAAGTGTTAGCAGCAGGATGCATTAACCATGCGCTGACAAACATACGCTGGTATGAGAACATAGACGGCACGCAAAAACTGATAGACGCAAATAATGTCAGTTATGAGATTACCACAACCGGCGGCGATGCAGGGCGTATCAGAGTGAAGAAAAACGCAGAGCCTAAAATACCTATTACACTGGTGTTCTATGCCGAGTATGTGGATAATAGAAACGGACAGGTTTTAATCATACAAGGCAGCTACTTAATCAGCTGTAGCAGTGCATCCGACCAGATAAGGGTAGAACTGGATGCGGCAGACCAGACCGTGTTTAATCCTTTGACGGACGGGCAGGCGCAGACCGTCACGGCTACCGTCTGGCTGGGCGACCAAGTATGCCCCAGCAGCAAATATGCGCTGGTGTGGGAAGTGCAGGGCGAAGATGGTAGCTGGCACGAAGCCGAAACAGATACGGTGATGGATTACGACATAACCGTTAATGATGACAACACGGTGACGGTAAACAAACGTCTGATGGGTACTGAAATGTATCTGCGGTGCAGGGTTAAATATAGCGCAGACGGCAACCCCGGCAGCGTGGCTTTGACCGATGCAAGCCCACAGGCGGTTATCAGTTTCGTTAGGCGCATACCGAAGTTTGAATTTGACATGACGGGCGTACCCTACAACATCCCGGCAGGCATACTAAGCATAGCACCAACAGCCATTATCCGAACCACTAACGGAGAGATAGAGGACGCGGAAAAAGAACTGCTACCACTGTGGTACATAGCCACAAACAAGGCAAGTGGAAGCCTAAGTTATTCACTGGTGGCACACGGCATAAGCCCGATAATCCCTACAGCTAAAATGGATGAAAACTACGGGGCTGTTATCGGTCTGGACGTTAAAGACCGTGGGTATGTCGGCGCACTTATAGACAATGCCGACGGCGCGGTGATGTGTGACGCTGACGGCGCAGTTATGGTTATTCACTAAAAGTTTGATTATATGGCACGTTACATTAAAGTAAACCCAAAGGTGGCAAGACACCTAAGATTAGAGAATGACCGCAACCAAGTTGCGGACGGTAATTATCTGCTGTGGCAGGCCGATATGCTTGCATTTGGCAGGTTAACTGAACTGCCGAGCATATTGGCACAAATTGGCGGTATATCCCTACAGGCGCACGAGGCAAAAGAGGAACAGGACGGTACGGTATTAAGAAAACTGCCTATCGCCACTGACCCACGGTTTATAGAGGATGTGCAGGAACCGGCAGAAGATACCGATACGGGGAATGAAATAGAGGTGCCGGGCGATGAAACCGAAGCTGGAACGCAAGAGCCAGCCGATACAGAGAGTGAAGCGCAGGAACAGCCCGAAACGGAAAGCCCGGACATGGCAGAGGATGCGCAGGAAATTACCGACACTGACAGTACGGAAGAAACCGCAGACGTAGCAGGAACAGCCACAACCATTAACGAAGAAACGGAGGCTTAACAATGAGTACAGCGAGCACCAGTAGAACTATTAAGTTTATCAGCAAGGCCGGAACCTATACGGCTGTTATCATGTCACCCAGCGGCGACCTGTACCAAGAGTACGAGGGTACGACTAATGACGTTACCGCTGTGTACCCGAATTTTGAAACGCTGAAACCTATACTTTATTTCGTCTGCACCAGCAGCCGAGTAGCCGAGGGCGTAGCAGACCCGGACGCTATGGAGTATTATTTCAACGACCAAAAGATTAATTTCAGTGGCGGTGTATCTACAGGCACTTTCGCAGGCTTTTTCAAGACAGTATCACCCAGCGGCGACCAAATGTATTACGGTCTGCAAATCCTTAAAAACATTGCGGAGCTGGCAGGCTACGCGCCGGCTGTAATTAAAATGGTGGCCACTATCAGTTATGGCACACAGAGCGACAAGATACAGGCCACATATACCATACCGATACAGCAAGCAACAGGCAACAGTTACCATGTCACTATCGCAGCAGGCGACACAAAGAATTTCGTTATAACAGAAAAGGGCGGCAGCTGTATTCTTAAAGCAATGGCTTACCAGAGCGGTAATGCGCTGACAAAGGATTTATCCTATAAATGGGAGAAAATGGGCGCTACCGGTTGGGAAGAATTAGGCGGCAAGACCAGCCAGACACTTACTGTTTCGGGTAACGATATTAACACCTACGGCGAATACCGCGTACACGTTTATCGGTCTGGTGCCGAAATAGGCACTGACATTCAAGGCGTGATGGACGCAAGTGACCCCTACGATATAGACCCACATCCCGACCCGGAAGATGAGGCGATAACCGAAGATACGACAGGTAACGGGCAAGTGACCTATACGCCGGTGGTGGTTAAGCGTGGCACGTCCACTAAGGCTTTAGATACGCAGTTTTATTTCGTGTTGAAAGACGCTGCCGGTGTTTACCTCAATACGGACAGGGATACGCCTAAAGTAAGCCAAACAGTGACACGGGCGCACTGCCAGCAGGCCGGGGGCGATGTATCAGTAACCATTACAAGCGTGGAGTAAAAGGATATGGCAAAAGTAACCAAAACGCAGGTAGTTAAATTTATTCGCAAAGGTGAAAAGGGTGACCCGGCAGTTAATATAATTGTCGGTAGTGACACAGTTGTTTTCACTAAATCTGGCCAAGCTGCTAAAATTACATTACAAGTATTTATCGGTGATAGGCAGTTAAACTATGGTGACGGTACAAATGATACTTTTGTTTGTAGTGCTTTAGGTAATAGCCACTATATACTGGATAATAACGTATATTGGACATTTAAAATTGAGAGCGATAATAAGACATTTGACTACCTATTGAGCCTACAAAATAAAGCGGATTTGTCAGCTGTTTTACCTTTTACTATTGCCGTTAATGGTATATCTTATAGCAAGACACTTACAATCAAGACGGTTTATGACGGTACGGACGGCATATCAGTAATGCTTTCACAAGACAATATCGTTCACAAAAAGAGCGAATATGTCAGCACATATACGATAAACATAAGCCTTATTGATAAAGTTGCAGTTGCGCCTTCTGGATATAGCATAAATATTGAGAGCTTCCCCGTGGGGATAACTCCGCAAATATTGCAGAATGGAACTGATGGATATAAGCTCATGGTCGGAATACAGCCAACAGCAACTTGGGACACTACGATACCTATTACCCTTATCATAACATACGGCACGTACAAGATTACAAGGCTTGTTTATGTATCGGTTATAGATAATGGTGAAAAAGGTGAACGTGGAGCAGTGTTTCGTGGTCCTCAAGATTGGAATGAGCTTGGAGACGGCTATCAGTTCTATAGTGGAGCTTCTGGTGAATTATATTTAGATAGTATCTATTATAACGGCAACTTTTATCTATGTAAGAAGTCACATACAAAGAACTCTCTTAATTATCCCGGAAGTACAACCGACAACAATAATGGATATTGGCAGTTGGGTGATAAAATAGCCCTTGTGGCTGCAACGGTATTACTTGCCAAATATGCCGTTATAAAGAACCTAGGTGCGGAAGGCATTACAATGAAAGATAAAGAAGGTAATGTCGTCTTCAAAGCTGAGAAAGGTTCTTTAATATGCAAAGTCGGTACTTTTGAGAACGTTGATGTTTCGGGAATAGTCCATGCGAGTTTGATGTATAGCTCAGTCAAGTCATTCCATGAACAGAACACAGGTTCTTCAATGTATAACATAGACCCGATAAACGACCCTGCAAACACTTTTTACATTGTTGCAGCTACCGGGCACACTAAATTCCTAAACCTACCCGATGCTAATACATACGAAGGTCTTGAACTAAACTTCTATCAATCCGTTCTGACAAGGGCAGGAATGGGAGATATTTATGTGGCAGCAGCAAGCTCGCAATACATATACTACAATACGGTAGGCAGACTTATAAACGAAAATACCGTACCCGTTAAAATATCGCCTGCGTCAAGAGACACAAGGATAAAAATATCCGCAAACGAAGTCATAAGACTAAAAGCAATGAACGGAGCATGGTATGTAATGGCGGGTTTGGTAACAGAAGAGTAATAATTTTAATACATAATATTATGGCAACAAAAAAAACAAAAACTTTGGCGGCAGTATCTGCCGTGTCAACCGTGAACACAGACCAGCATTTAATACTGACCGATAGCAGCGGCAACATAACCAAAGTGACGCTGGCGAACCTCAAATCGGCGTTATTGGCAGGCATGGACTTAAACGCCATGAACGACGGCGTATTTATTATGTTTCACCGTAACAGTGATAACTATCCGCTGGCGGTTAAACCGCACAAGTGGGCAAGCTATCAGAGTAGCGGCGAAATAGCAGAGGGCGTGTTAGTCGTAGAGGGCGGCAAAATGCTGGTGGTAGCACCTACGGAAGCGACATTAACGTGGAGTAGCGCAGCGGTAAGCGCAGGTGGCAAAACGACTACTGACCGATTAACCGCACTGGATGACTGGACGGGCAAGGCAAGCACAGCCGAACAGGTGAAGCATAGCGAGTGCAACACGACAAGTTATGCGCCGGGCTTTTGCAATGCTTACAGCCGCGTAAATGCCAATGGCCGAGGACTAACTGCCGGGAGATGGTGGCTACCGTCTTTGGGTGAATTGATGATGATTTATGCGAATATGCGTAAAATCAATTATGCCCTATCACTGATTAACGGAGCGACCCAATTAGCCGAAACGTGGTACTGGAGTAGTACCGAGTGCAGCGCGACCATTGCGTGGCGTTTGAACCTCAGCTATGGCAACGCGGGCAGCGGCTCTAAGGCGACGGGCCAGATCAGGGTTAGGCCCGTTTCAGCATTTTTGAATTAGTGGTTAATTGTTAAACTTTAACCTTAAAGTAACCGTGCCGAGACCATAGAGCAGGTAGAACACGCGGTTAATAGCCTTAACAGCTATCTGGGCTTTATGCGGCACGCCAACGAATACGCAAAGCGCAGAAAGATACTAAAGATGATAGATCCGCAAGCGTTTAAATGGATCTATATACGTGGGCACTTTGAAGTAGTAGTTATCAAAAAGAAGTACAGGAAACGAACATTAACCCTACAGCGCATTAGAGATGGGACGTATTAGCGAACATGAACCGGAAGCAGTGCTGCGGCTATCCGAATTAGACACCGAGTTAGTACAGGCATTATCCAAACACTGGCTGGTAATTGTAGAGCAGCAAGATAACAGAATTTCATTAACGCTACACATTATGACAGATGAAAGAGATATTAACGACAGTTGTGCCCTTAATAACGGCACTGGGAGGATGGGAGGCTATTAAGTACCTTATAAACAGGAAGACTAACACCCGGATAGCTGAGGCAAACGCATTTAAGGTGGAGCGCGAGGCACTGATAGAGGACTACAAGCGCGTACAGGGCGAAGTAGATAAACTGAAAGAGCAGGTAGCCAAACTGTACACGGAAATAGACACACTGAAAAATGACCGCCTAAAACTGATACAGGAAAATAACGAGCTGAAATTAGCACTGAAAGAAGCAGAAAAGCGCGTCTGCCTACGACCGGATGACCAGTGCCTGCAAAGGCTTAGCCCGGACGACCACTGCCGGTTAAGAAAGATACTGCGCGGCGAGTATGCCAAAGACCACCCGGACGCTATTATTACGGAAGAAGACATGAAGAAAGAACCTAAAAACGATAACGGAAATGAGAAAGATTGAACGCATTTTTATCCACTGCACAGCAGGGAGCCAGAAACAGACTATAGCCGATTTGCGAGCAGAATTTAAGCGCAAAGGCTGGACGAACCCCGGATACCATTACGTTATACCGCCGGACGGAACGGTTACGCAGCTATTAGACGAGCAGCAGGTAAGCAACGGCGTTAAAGGCTATAATCAAACGTCTATTAACGTAGCCTATATCGGTGGCATAGACAGCACCGGAAAGGCTGTAGACAACCGGACGGACGCACAGAAAACCGCATTACGGCAAATCGTATCTGCGCTAAAGAACCGGTACCCGGACGCCGAAGTATTAGGGCATAGAGATATTAGCCCGGATACGAACCATAACGGCATAGTAGACCCGTGGGAGCGTATAAAAGAATGTCCTTGTTTTGATGTCAAAACGGAGCTGTAGCCATGAAACAGTTATGCGCCTTACTTATTATCTTGCTGCTGATCGGATGCGCCAGCACGAGACGTGCAGCGACGTACCAGACGCAGCAGGATAGCACGTACTTTAGCAAACACCGGCTGGACAGTCTGTTTGCAGCCATTTTCCAGCGCGATAGCATCTACCAGCGTGATAGTATCTTTGTCTTTCAAAAAGGCGATACGGTTACTAAGTATGTGGAGAAGATTAAATACAAGCTGGAACAGCGTACCGACACGCTGCGTATAAATACGGTGCGTGTAGATACGCTGTATACCGTGAAAGTAGACAGCGTTAGGGTGGAAGTACCCGTATATATTGAAAAGCCTATGAAGTGGTATAACACAGGCTTTATATGGGTTGGCCGTCTATGCTGCATAGCAGCTATAATCTGGGCTTTGTTCCTGTATCTGAAACGGAAATTTTAAGGAATAGCCGCGTATCGTATCACTGGTGCGCGGCTATTTTTCGGCGAAATAGTCTAAGACTTGCCGGTTAGCATTATCTATCTTATCTAAGCTGTATTTGATATACACACCCGTAACTGCACTGCCGTGCTTATGGCCCAACGCTTCACTAATTATATCTTTTGGTATATCCAAATCTACGGCGTAGTTAGCCCAGCTATAGCGCGCCCAGTACCATGTAAGCCCTTTTTCTAATTTATTCAGTAAATCGTTACAGTTATAGCGGAAGCATCTACATTTCTCGCCGAAACTAAGCAGATGATTTTTTCCGGGATATTTGTCTATGATTGCCTGCGCTTCTGGCTCTATCTTAATGCTGTAATTTTTGCCCGTTTTGGCGCGTTTATATTGCAGACGGCCATTTACTATACAGTCTTTAGGAAGTGCCAGCAAATCGGCCATATTAATGCCTATGAGGTAAAATGAAAGCATAAAAGCATCTTTATAAACGGCAGTCTTTCCTTTTATATAAGTATCACGCACACGCCGCAAAGTTTCCACCGGTAAATTACGCATGGGGGTATCCGTTTCGGCGCGGCTGTTTACTTTCGTATATGCTTTATTGACTACTACACCGTCGTCCTCAGCATATTTTATAACCGTCTTTATCACTTTTAAGTATTTGGCTACCGTGTTACGTTTTAGCCCGTCTTTTTCCAGTTGGTTAATAAAAGCCTCAAACCAAGCATAGGACATATCGGTAAAGCGTAGGTTATCCACGTCGCAGTATTTGGCTAACCGGTTTTTGGTAGTTATGTATGATACCACGGTACGATCTGTTTTAAGCGCGCCTACTTTGTCTATGTATTGCCCCAAGGTAGGTACGCCGACCGTCGGCGAAGTTAGCGACATATCGGTTAGCATTTGGCGCAGCTGCGCTTTCGTGTATGTATCATATTGCCCAGTTTCGCGCAATTCCATTAATCGGTTAGTAACTCTTAACAGTGATGCGCTTAATATGTTATTTATCATACGGGCCTGCTTACCGATGCAGATTTGCAGGCGTGCATCCCAATCACTGGCCGACAGGTATATGCCAGTTGCTAAATAAATATTAGTGCCGTACCCTACTTTTATTTGTACGGGAAACGTGCCGTCTTTAAGTGCGCGGCGCGTATCAAGGCGTAAAGATGACCTACCCATTTGCTGAAAATTTGCTGAAAGTTATACCATAATGCGCCAAAATGTACCGTATAAAGCCGCTTTTTTTGCCGATTTTTGCCAGCCAGAAGCCTAAATTAATCTGTAATACGAATTTGCTTATTACTGACTATCAATAACTTATAAACATAAAACCGCCTAAATATATCGCGTCCCATTAGGAATCGGGATGTTGATTTGAGAAGGAATTGCATCATTATTCGGAAGACAAAGAACAAGATGGAAAGGCTTAT